GATGCGTGCCTTACGCACCCAGACAGGAACTGCTCCGGCCGCACCAGTAGCCGCATACCAGAATTCCTTGGTATCCCCTGCATCCGACCATTTTTCAAGGAAACATGGTCCGGCCACATCACGCCCAGCCCATACGCCGGTAACGATGTCGATGTTGCAGTTGTAGCAGAAGCCGTGCTCGATCCCGCCGACCGTGGCCGCGTTAGGGATGTCGCCCAGCTCGCGCACGCGCCCGCCGCCTGCAGGCGTCATCGTGCGGATCAGGCCGGTATCCCCATCTTTTGCTGCTTTTCCGGCCAGCAAATTGGTGATGCTGGTGGCGAAGTTCGGGTCGTTTCCGAGTGCCGTTGCCAACTCAGCCAGCGTGTCCAGCGCCGCCGGGCTGGAATTCACCAGCGCGGCCACCGCAGCGGCGATGGCTGCATCGCTCTCCGCGGTCGTCATGTACTGCGGGTGCGGGTCGACGGCGGCGGCGTGGCCTTCCTGCTGCGCCTTTAGGTACTGCGTGCGCGCGGCGAGCTGCTTGGCCTGCAGGTTGTCGATGCCGTCGGCGCCGCCCATCACCGGATCGTTCGTCTCCAGTTGGTAGATGCCTGGTTCCCAGATGTTGCTTTCTACGAGATTTGCCATGATTCCCTCGAGTTAGTTGATGATGCCGCGCGTGTACTGGCCGTTGCGGGTTGCCGTCCCGTTGTGGCGCAGCGCGGCGCGGGTGTAGTCGAGCGCCACCAGGTGGCAGCAGTTGCGGGTGACGCTGGAGAGCAGCGCGGTGATGGTCGCCGCCTGATCGAGCGTGATGGGGCGCTGCAGGACGACGCGGTAGGTCGCCCATTGAGTTGGGCCGCCGCGGCGGCGGTAGCCGTTGCGCAGGGCGGTGCCGTCGTGGCGCGCGTAGTCGGCGCGCTCGACGAGGATGGCGTCCGGATGGCCGCGCACTTCCAGCGCCTTCCTGATGGCGTAGGGTGTTCCCTTGTGGCGGTGTTCATCGAACGAGGCGGCGATCGCGGCGCGTTTCTGTTCAACCGGCCAGGTGTGGTCCCAATCCTCGACCGAGCAGGCCCATGCCAGCCAGGGCAGCATGGAGGCCGGGCAGGTCTGCGCGTTCCACAGGGTTGGCACGATGCGGGCGTGTTCGTGAGGCTTGATCGCCTGCTCTACGGCGCGTTCAAGCCCGCTTGCGTTCGGTGGCAGCAGGCTGGTCATGGCTGGACGACCCCGAGGATGTTGACGGTGACGCCGGTGCACCAGGCCGCCTGCTGCTTGGTGACGGGGATGTTGGCCTGCAGGTTGAGCGTGACGTCATAGACGCCGGGCTTCTTCGCCGCGGCGATGATGTCGGTGAGGATGATGGCGGTGCCGAGGTTGTGGTGCGTGGCCTTGTACTGGTTGAGCGCGGCGACGGCCTGCTCATAGGCGACCTGACCCACGGCGCCGGGCAGCAACCAGATGTCGGCAATGATCTCGTAGTTGATGATCTGCGCCGCCTGCACCAGCACTTCTTCGCTGAGCGGGCGCACGTTCTCGACGTTGAGCGCGGCGGTCACGGCATCCAGCACCGGCTGCGACGGCACTCCGGTGCCTTCGTGCGACAGGACGGTGACCACGGTGGTGCCTGAGTTCGGGCTGGTGGCCTTGGCGTTCTTGACCTGGCCGTGGGCGGAGCGCGCGAAGAATTCGTAGGCCTCGGTCGGTCCGGCGGTTGACCAACTCTCCGGCTTGAGCTGCAGGCGCTCGCGGTATGACTCGTCGGTCTCCTTGACCTCGGCCACGGGCGGGTTCGCCGCCGGGTTGGCCGGGGTGATGACCAGGCGCGCTTCCCGGTAGTAGGTGACGCCGATGTGGTCGAGGTCTGCACCCTTGGCGAAGGCGAGCATGACGGCGCTGGCCTCGTCGTTGTAGCGGGCGCGCAGCACCAGCTCGCGGTATGCGGCATCCTGCAGCAGCTTGAGCACCGGCTCGGACTCCAGTTCGAGCGAAGCGGCGACGGCGGCCTGCTGGTCTGGCGGGTACAGGCTGACGTAGTAGGCCTTACGCTCGGCGAGGATGGCCTCGAAGTCGAGCGGCTCGATGACGTCTGGCGGAGTGAGCTGGGTGATGTCGATCGCGGTCATTTAGGCGGACTCTTTAAGATGCGATGGGAACGCGGAAGTTGAACGGGCGGCCGGCGCGCGGGCCGTCGCGGCGCACGCCGTCGAATTCGAGTACGCCTTTTCCTGCCATGTCGATCGCGAACTGAGTCCATGTGATCAGCACGCGCGGCTCCCAGCGCATGATGGCCATGACGCTCGCGGCCTGCAGGCGCAGTTGCGTGGCCTGGTGGGTCGGCTGGTCGATCAGCTCTGGCACGATGGAGCCGTAGTGGCGGCGCATGCAGCGCGTGCCGAGGCGCGTGGTCAGGATGTCGCGGATGGACTGGACGATGTGCTCCATGTCTTCCATGGGCTTGCCGGTGGAGGCGTTCATGCCGGTGACTTTCATTGCTGCGCGCCTCCGGTGGTGCCGCCCTGCGCGTCGGGGTGGGTGTGCTCGACGAACGGAATGCCGCTGATGACGACGTTGCCCTGGATCACCGCATCCACGCCTGCGCCGCCGCCGGAACCTGTCATGCCGCCCTTGTAGGTGAGCAGGCCGTCCACGGTGAGCGCGCCGGTGAGGTGCGTGGCTGGGCAGTCGATGGTGACAAGCGAGGCGGCTTGCACCAGGGCGGTCTGGATGCCGCTGGCTTCGAGCGCACCGGTGGCGTGGTTGTAGCTGATGCGCGCGCCGTCCGGGTAGACGGTGAGGTGCTCGTCCGCGCTGCTGCTCGGGGCCTCGTGCGCGGCGGAGAACAGTCCGGTCAGCACGATGCCGGCGCCGAGTTCTCCGCTGGGCGACAGCAGCAGCACCTGTTCGCCTACGGTCGGCGGATCCCAGGTGCGGGTGGTGCCGGCGCGCGGGGTGACCCACGGCAGCCAGTTGGTGAGCAGCTTCCCGCTGCGCACGCGGCAGCACTTCGCGGCGAGGTCGAGTTCTTCGATCTTGCCGACGCGGAGCAGGTTTTCGACCATGCGGGAGAGGGTGGCGATGTCCATGCGGCGAATATGCCTTGCGCGCAAGCGAGCGGCGCGCCGGCCATGTTGTATTCGGTGCGATTACAACTTACCGGGCGAGGTGGGCGAGCACGAGGTCCTCGACCAGCGCCACGTCTGCGTCGGTGAGGCCGAGCAGCTTGCGCTCCGGGTATTGCACCTCGATGTTGCTGCGGCGGCGGTTGACCTTGTCGCGCAAGCCGAGTTGGTGGACCTGGGCGATGCGTTGCACCTGGTCGGCGAAGGTGACGACGGCGCTGTCCGGGCTGGCCTCGGTCTTGAGGAAGCGGTTGGTGCGCATCTTGGCGAACATGGTGCGGCGGATGCGGCCTTTCTTGCTGCGCAGCTTCTGCGGCTTGCGCGGCTCGAACGGGCTGCCGTCAGGGTTCTGCTGGGCGGAGATGCGCTTTGCTCCGCTGGAACGGAGTGAGGTGGCGATCTGCCGGGCGAGCTGGCGGCGGGAGGAGGGTTGCAGGTTGGCCAGCAGCGCGGCGCAGTAGGCGTCGAGCGGGGCGAGGTCGTTCATGCCTGGCTGATCGGCGTGCCGTTGACGAACAGTTGCTGCCAGCCGACCGGCCCGCCGAGATCGGGCAGCGCGGGTTCGTCCGGGTGGGTGGCGGTGTGGCTGCCATCCGGGTTGGCGGTGACGATGACGCGCTCGGTCAGGTCCAGCGTGATGCTGAGGTCGACGGTGTCGTGGTCGATGATCTCCGCTTCCATACGGATGGCCTGTTCCTGCTTGTCCGGGTGCTGCAGTATCTCCGGCTGGTTGACGGCGATCCAGGCGAGCAGTGGGATGGTCAGCTCGTCCACATGGCCGGTGAAGTCGGTGATGACGAGGTTGACGCTGTAGCGGTATTCGAATGACAAGCCGCCGCCGATGCGGCTGACGACGTTGCCCTTCTCGACGTAGACGTGGAGGTGATCAGGATTTTTGCGGATGCAGGGGACGCTGGTCTCGAGGTGCTTGCGGAGGTCGGCGGGCTTTTTCATGTCACCACCGGTACTCGGCGCCGATGCCGACGAAGTAGTCCATAGAGACGGGGCCGCTCAGCGGCTGGTCCAGGCTGGCGACGCCGCCGATATGGACGGCCTTGACGCGGAACAGGCCTTGATGCGCCTGCAGGCGGGCGGCAGGAGTGCCGTTCCTGATGCCGGCATAGAGGCCGATGCCGCCGCGGTCGTCCCAAGCCAGCCAGGGCAGCGGGTCGGCGCGCGCGAATGTGCGGCTCTCGCCGGTGTCGGTGTCGATGACGGTGGTGACGGTGTGCGGCTGGTCGCCCTCGATCTTGCTGCTGGCGATCACTTGCTGGCGGTCGTCCTGCACCACTTCAGGCGGCAGTTCGATCTTGCGCTTGAGCCGCGCGCCGCCGGCGTAGACCTTGACCGGTGCCTTGACGGCGACGCCGACCTTGGGCGTGCGCTTCACCTCGGCGGCGGGTTCGGCCTCGACGGTCTGGCCGGTTTCAACGGGCTGGCGGTCGTGCGCCAGCCAGGCGATGACGATGCAGGCGACGATGAGCGTCAGCACGAACTGAAGGTTGTTCCGGATCCAGTTCATGCCGCCCCGGAATGCCGTTCGTAGGCGCGGGCCAGCTTGGCGTCGTAGAGGTTCTCCTTGTAGGCCGGGCCGTTGTAGAGGCGGGCGAATTCGGCCCACTTGCGGCCCTTGAGCGCCTTGTGCAGCGCCGGGTCTGCCTTGACGAAGCGCACGAAGGCGTCGAGCTGCTCGCCTTCGCTCTGCTGCATGCAGGCCATGAAGTCCTGCGCGCTGGCGTAGCCGAGCGCCTGCCAGTGGTAGCCAATGATCTGGAACATGCCCCAGCTCGCGGACTCGATCGCGCAAACGGGGTCGATGCCGCAGGCGTTGCGGAAGCGGGCGTGCTCATGTGCGCCGCCGGCGTAGCCGCCGCGCGACTTGTTGACCAGGTTGGGGTACTGTGCGGCGAGTCCGTCTGCGTCGTAGTCGTCGCCCTTGAGGCGCTGGTACATGACGTGGCGCTCGAACAGGATGGTCGGTCTGCCGTCCGGCAGGAAGCCGTCGCCACCGGACTCGACTTCGGTGACGGTGAGGATGCTGGCCTCGTCCACGTCGAGCGCTGCGGCAGCAGCCAGCACCGCGGCGTGGGTGAGGTGGCGGCTGAATGCGCCGCCGTTCTGCAGCGCGGCGAGGGTCTGGGTGCCGGCGACGCCGTCCGCGGCCAGGCCTGTGCGGCGCTGGAAGTCGCGCACGGCGGCTTCGGTGGCGTCGCCATACCAGCCGTCTTCCTCGATGCCGAGGCGTTTCTGCAGTTCGCGCACGTCGGCGCCGGTGTCTCCTTTACGCATGTCCGTCCTCCATGAATTCGTCGATGAGTGTTTCGATCCGCTTGAGCATCTTGGGCCACAGGAAAAGGGCGAGGGCGACGGCCATGGCGATGTGCCATGCGTCGGCGTGGTCGTGCTCGACGATCAGCCAGATGCCGACGATGCCGGTGACCAGGTACTTGGCCACGCGGCACAGCCGGTCGCCGCCGTGCATCAGGGCGGCGGCGGCGATGGATTCGGCCAGCAGGTAGAGGCCGAGCAGGATGGCGGCGATGGCGGCTATCTGTTGAACCATGATTTCACCTTTTCGATCAGCCAGTCGCGGCTGGGCTTGTGGACAGCGAAGAATCCAAGGATGGCTGCGGCTGGTCGTTGCGGCATCTCGCCCATGAAGTGCAGCGCGGCGGGGGTCAGGTATCCGGCCGCGACGGTGCCGCAGAAGATGGCCAGCGCGGAGCGGGCGAAGGTGGTCTTTTCACTGATGGCGACGCCCATCCATGCCCCAGCGAAGGCGGCGATCATGACGGCGAGCTGGACGCCGAACAGGAACGAGACGGCGCCTGCGATGGCCGGGCCGATGGTTTTGATGCTGATGCTGTGCTCGAGCATGGTCTAGTCCCAAAGTTGGATGTGCGTGTTGTTGTTCCTGGCCGGCGCCTGGTCCGGCAGCTCGACCCGGGTGCCCATCGGCAGGATGGCGCCGAGCGCGGCCAGTCCGGGGTTCATCTCGAGCACTTGCTCGGTGACCGTGGCGGTGGCGCCGAGGTGGCGCTGGCAGAGCGCGTCTACGGTGTCTCCCTGGTGCGCGATGACCTGCATCAGATCAGCTCCACGGTGGTGCGCGTGACGCCGAGGATGTCGCTGATGGCCCAGCGCGCGTCGCGCTTGAGGTCATCGATCTGGCTTTCGAGCTGGTCGGCCTTCTTGTTGCCGGCGGCGGTGGTGTCGTAGTCGCGGTAGCGTTCGAACAGCGCGGCCTTGGCCATGCAGCCGACGGCGCGCTGGTAGCGGTGGACGAGGACGGAGGTGTTGTCGATCAGTTCGGCGGGCACGGCGGCCAGCGTGGCGCGGCCTTCGAGTTCACGCGCGGCGCGCCAGGCGGCAAGCTCGTCGTTGACGGTGGCGATGGCTTCGATCAGGGCGTTGTGCAGGCGCTCCGGGGTGACGGTCAGGTCGATGCGCTGGGCGGCGCGGATCAGCACTGGGTCGACCTCCGGCCAGAAGGCGGCGCTGGCGATCTTCGCCTCGGCTTGTTCTGGTGCGGGTGCGGTAACGACGAAGCTGTTCATGTGTGCCTTCGATTAGTCGGCGGTGGGGGGAGCTTCGGGATTGTGGAGACCAATCCAGTCCTTCGGCTCCCCGCCGCCAGTGCGGGGTCCGCCCGGTGTCAGCCGCCGCTGTTGGCGTCGGCAGAGTTCTTCAGCTCGCGTTCGAGCCTTTCGATGTCCTTCTTCACGCCGACCTTGTCGTGCAGGCCGAGCGCGCGCCGCATGAAGTCCAGCGCGGAGCCGATCATCGTCTTGTTGCCGGACATGGCGTAGCCGATGGCCTTGTAGAGCTTGGCGCGGACTTCGTCCGGCATGTCCTCTTCGGCGGTGATCTCGGCGACTTCCTGCAGCGGCTCGACCACGAGCACGGCGCCGGCGTCGTGCGCCTTGAGGGCCGCATCGGCCATCTCTTCGGCGATCAGGCATGCGGTGGTGCGCTTGTACTGGTCGGGCATCGACAGCTTGTGCTGGATGGCGTAACGAGCGATCTCGATCGCGCCGGCATAGTCGCCGGCGTCGATGCGCCAGACCATGACGGTCATCAGCACGTCGTCCTGCACGCCGAGGCAGCCTTGCAGGACGCCTTCGACCCACGGTTCGTACTCTGGCAGCAGTTCGCGCTTGACCTCGGCCTTGCGCTCCATGGACTGCACGTCCTTGAGGCGGCGCTTGTCCTCGGCCAGCTTGAGCAGCATCATCTCGTAGGCGGTGGCGTCGCGCGTGGTCTCGGCCTCGGCGGCCATGGATGTAGCCGCCGAGGTGCGCTCGAAGTGTCTACGGGCGAGAGTCATCGCTCGTTATACCCAGGTGCCGGTGATGTTCTCGGCCACGGCGCCGCAGCCGTAGTCCTCGACGACGTAGGCGTCGTTGCTGGACTCGTAGTTCTCGATGCGGTCGCGCTTCGCGTTGTCGATGATGGTTCGGCGGCGCGAGCCTTCCTGCCAGTACAGCGACAGGTTGTCGAGGCGGGTCACCATCAGCGCGTTGGCCGGGAAGTAGGGCACGCGCACGGCGGGCAGGTTGCCGATGCGCTTCTGGCTGATGATGAGGTCGGCGGCGATGGCCTCGGTGTTGGCGTTGGCCTGGTTGACCAACGGGAAATACTTGTCCGCCAGCAGCGTGCGGCCGCAGATGACGACCAGTTCGGTATCTTCCTGGTACCACGGCTCGATCAGCTCGTTGACCATGTCCATCACCAGCGCGTCCAGGTTGAAGTAGTCGCGGCCTGCTGCGGCGCCAACGCGGATGGCACCTGCGTTTGCGCCCTGGCTCATCACGCGCGCGGCGGCGTTGGCGCGGTACTTCTGCAGCCAGCCGATGTTGACGTCCTGGCGCAGCGGGTTCGCCACGGGGTTGCTGGTGGCGGCGCGGCTGGTGCCGTTCCAGCCGACCATGATGCGGTCAAGCGCCTGGCGCTTGACGATGGCGTCGCGCAGGCGGGTCTGGAAGTCTGGGAACTTGGCCCAGGCATCCAGCTTGGCGTAAGTGATATGAGTGTCGAAGTTGGTCTGCGTGCACTCGTAGCCGTTGGTGTCCTCGGACGAGATGTCGGAGGTGGCGCGGTCGGTGGTCGCGGTGTTGGTGGTGCTTGCCGCCGGGCCGGAGACGCCGAGGCCGATCTTCTCGCCCTTTTGCTCGGCGACGCCGATCACGTTGATCTTGCCGAGGAACTCGCTCGACAGTTGGATCTTGCTCTCCAGCGTTTGCTGCACGCTGGGCGTTGCGGCGAACTTTTCGGTGGCGCTGGGAACGCCGTTCAGCTTGGCGATCTCGTCGAGATAGGCGTTGTAGGCAAGGCGGGTGTCGTTACGCATGTTTTTTCTCCGGTGGTTGCGGTGGTTACGGGTTAGCAGTCTGTCTTGACGTAGCCTTTGCCGTTGTCGCCGGTGGCGGCGTGGCGCGGGGTGGTGCCGTCAGGGGTGGATTCGACCTTCTCCTTGAAGGCGGCGAAGGCGGCGCGATCCTTTTCGTTGGCCGCGGTCAGTTCGGCGATCTTGCCGTTCGCGGCCTTGAGCTCGCCGCTCAGTTCGTTGAAACGGTCGAGCAGGTCGCGCTGGCTGCCGGCGACGACTTCGACGGCTTGTTCGATGTCGCTGAAGCGGGCGGACTTGGTCTTTTCCTTGTCCTTCTCGGCCTTGTCCTTGCTGTTGAACAGCGCCTTGATCTTGTTGAGCAGGGTCTCGCCTTCGCTTTGCGATTCGAACTCGATGGCGACCTCGTCGCTGAAGGAGTAGATGCCATCCTTGCCTGCGGAGAACTTCATGCTCTCGGTGCCGAGGCTGGCCGGCGTGTCGGTGAAGGCGAGACCGGTGAGGTAGGCGAAGCCCTTGCCGACGAAGTTGGCCGCAACCTCGATGGATGCGAACAGTTTCTTGCCGGCCTTTTGCATGGAGACGACGGCGTCGCTGGCGTCTACGACGGCCATGAGCTGCAGCTTCTTTTCGCCGAGGATGTCGGCTTCCTGCGTGCTCAGCGAGACGACGGTGCCCTGCGCGCTGAACGGGCCATCCGGGGAGAAGAAGAGCAGGTGCTCGAGGTTGGCGACGGCGGTGTAGACCTTGGGGTCGTACTTCGCGGCCATTTGCTGGATCCATTCGCGGCTGATGTTGCGGCCGTCGATGGTTTGTCCCTCGGTTGCGACGACAAAAGGCTTGGAGCGTGGCATGTTCGTTTCCTCGGTTCGTTACTCGGTTTGAGCAGGTGAAATCAGTGGTGCCCATAGTCCGAGGGTTGAGCAATCCGGCGCAACTCGGGGATGTTGTAATCGCGGCGAATACAACTTGCGGCGCGCATGTGTTTCGGGGCGGCTGATAGCCTCCGCGCATGACGACTGAAACCGACAAGGATCCACGCTGGCAGGCCCGCGACCTCTACTGGAGAGGGTGGCGCATCGCGCGCATCTGCGAGGAGCTGGACCTGAAGCCGGGCACGGTGCATTCCTGGAAGCGGCGCGATGGATGGGACGAGACTGCGCCGCTCGATCGCGTGGAGCTTTCCATCGAGGCGCGCCTGATCGAGCTGCTGGCCAAGGACGAGAAAGAGGGCAAGGACTACAAGGAGATCGACCTGCTCGGGCGGCAGATGGAGCGGATGTCGCGCGTGCGCAAGCATGACAAGACGGGCAACGAGGCGGACCTGAACCCGAATGTGGAGAACCGGAACAAGGGGCCGAAGAAGCCGCCGACGCGCAATGCGATCAGCGATGAGCAGCACGAGAAGCTGGTCCAGGCCTTCATGGAGGAGCTGTTACCGTACCAGAAGCACTGGTACCGGCAAGGGCATGTGCAGCGGGTGCGCAATCTGCTCAAGTCGCGCCAGATCGGGGCGACCTGGTATTTCGCCCGCGAGGGGCTGGTCGATGCGCTGGAGACTGGGCGCAATCAGATCTTCCTGTCTTCCTCTAAGGCGCAGGCGCATGTGTTCAAGGGATACATCAAGCAGTTCGCCGCGGAGAATGCGGAGGTTGAGCTGCAGGGCGACCCGATCGTGCTGCCGAACGGGGCGACGCTGTACTTCCTCGGCACGAACAGCCGCACGGCGCAGAGCTACCACGGCAACCTGTACATGGACGAGTATTTCTGGATACCGAAGTTCCAGGAGTTCCGCAAGGTGGCCTCCGGCATGGCGATGCACAAGCACTGGCGGCTGACGTATTTCTCGACGCCATCGGCGATGTCGCACGAGGCGTATCCGTTCTGGACCGGTGCGCTGTTCAACCGCAACAGGCCGAAGGACCAGCAGGCGGTGTTCGGCGTGGAGCATGCCGACCTGAAAGATGGCCGCTTGTGCGAGGACGGGCAGTGGCGGCAGATCGTGACGGTGCTGGATGCGGTGGCTGGCGGCTGCGATCTGTTCGACATCGACCAGTTGCGTCTGGACTACAGCCCGGACGAGTTCGCGAACCTGCTGATGTGCCAATTCATCGACGACGGGCAGAGCGTGTTCCCGCTCTCAGAGCTGCAGCGCTGCATGGTGGATTCGTGGGTGGTGTGGGAGGACTTCAAGCCGTTCGCGCCCAGGCCGCTCGGCCACCGCGAGGTGTGGATCGGCTATGACCCGTCGCACACAGGAGACAGCGCGGCGATGGTGGTGATCGCGCCGCCGATGGCGCCGGGCGGGAAGTTCCGCATGCTCGACCGCGTGCAGTTCAAGGGCATGGACTTCGAGGAGCAGGCGAACCGGATCCGCAAGATTACCGAGTGCTACAACGTGACGTACATCGGCATCGACACCACCGGCATCGGGCAGGGCGTGTACCAGCATGTGATCCAGTTCTTCCCAGGCGCCAGGTCGTTCAACTACTCGGTGGACGTGAAGGTGCGCCTGGTGCTGAAGGCGAAGGACGTCATCACCAAGGGACGCCTCGAGTTCGATGCCGGATGGACGGACGTGGCGGCGTCCTTCATGGCGATCAAGAAGACTATGACGGCGAGCGGCCGGCAGGTGACTTTCGAGGCCGGCCGCTCGGAGGAAACCAGCCACGCGGACTTGGCCTGGGCAACGATGCACGCTCTCTCGAACGAGCCGCTCGAGGGCAGCACTTCTCGCAACTCTAACATCATGGAGATTTACTGATGAAGAACAAGCAACGCCGTTTCGGCACAGCAGCACAAGGCGCACCAGTCGAGGCTTTCGCCTTCGGCGATCCGGAGGCGGTGCTCGACAAGCGGGAGATTCTGGATTATCTGGAGTGCCTTGGTAACGGCAAGTGGTATGAGCCGCCGATCTCGCTGGATGGGCTGGCGAAGAGTTCGCGCGCGGCGGTGCATCACGCCAGCCCGATGTACGTGAAGCGGAACATCCTGACGGCGTGCTACATCCCTCACCCGCTGCTCTCGCGCACAGATTTTTCGCGCTACTGCTTGGAGTCGCTGATCTTCGGCAACGCCTATCTCGAGCGGCAGGATTCAAGAACCGGGCGGCCGCTGGCGCTCAAGCCCGCGCTGGCAAAATACACCAGGCGCGGCGTCGATCTGGACCAGTACTGGTTCGTGCATGGCTGGAACCAGGAGCACAAGTTCAAGCGCGGATCCGTCTTCCACCTGATGGAGCCTGACATCAACCAGGAGATATACGGCATGCCGGAGTACATCCCGGCGCTGCACTCGGCCTGGCTGAACGAGGCGGCGACCCTGTTCCGCCGTCGCTACTACAAGAACGGCAGCCACGCCGGGTTCATCCTCTACATGACCGATGCCGCTCAGGAGCAGAAGGACGTCGACAACCTGCGCGAGGCGCTCAAGAACGCGAAGGGGCCGGGCAATTTCCGCAACCTGTTCATGTACGCGCCGAACGGCAAGAAGGACGGCATTCAACTGATCCCGGTGGCCGAGGTGGCGGCGAAGGACGAATTCCTGAACATCAAGAACGTGACCCGCGACGACATGCTCGCCGCGCACCGGGTGCCGCCGCAGTTGATGGGCATCATCCCGAACAACACTGGCGGCTTCGGCGATGCGGAGAAGGCGGCGGCGGTGCTGTCCGCGATCGAGATCGCTCCGCTGCAGGAGCGCCTGAAGGAGCTGAATGACTGGATCGGCGAGGAGGTGATCCGGTTCAAGCCGTTCGAGCTCGCCAAGAGTCCGGCTTAAAAAAGATGGTGCGACCTGTTCGGTGCGTCAACACCGAACAGGCCACCTCCCGCAGATACTCCCTGCGTTTGGCCAAAGCACCACCACCGTGCACACGGCGGGGCGGAGGCTATCACAAACCGCAGGAGTGTTACACAATGCAAGCAAATCCCATCATCCCTTGGCTGGGCGGAAAACGCCGCCTGGCAGACAAGCTGATCCCCCTGTTCCCGCCTCATGAGTGCTACGTCGAGGTCTTCGCCGGCGGCGCCGCGCTGTACTTCCTCCGTCCGGTACCGGCCCAGGTGGAGGTGCTCAACGACGTCAACGGCGAGCTGACCAACCTGTACCGGGTGGTGCAGCACCACCTCGAGGAGTTCGTGCGGCAGTTCAAGTGGGCGCTGTCCAGCCGGCAGATATTCAAGTGGCACCAGATGGCCAACCCGGAAACCCTGACCGATATCCAGCGCGCCGCCCGGTTCTTCTACCTGCAGCACCATGCCTTCGGTGGCAAGGTGGACGGCCAGAACTACGGCACGGCCACCACGGCGCCGACGATCAACCTGCTGCGCATCGAAGAGAACCTGTCCGCAGCCCACCTGCGGATGGCTCAGGGAACCAACATCGAGAACCTCCAGTGGCTCGAGTGCATGAAGCGGTACGACCGCGCCCACACGTTCTTCTACTGCGATCCTCCGTACTGGCAGACCGAGGGCTATGGCGTCCCGTTCGAGTTCTACCAGTACGAGCTGATGGCCGCGTTCATGAAGTCCTGCAAGGGCAGGGTCATGGTCAGCATCAACGACCACCCGGACATTCGCCGCGCCTACGCCGGCCTGACGATCTTCGACGGCAAGGCGCTGGACATCAAGTACAGCGTCGGCAACGCCCACCGGGATCCGTCCACCAGCAGCGAGCTGATCATCACCAACTACGACCCGAACGACATGGGCGGACTATTCTAGGCGCTCGCCGCCTGGCTTCGCCCAGTCCGCAACCCGCACCAGCTCACCGCCGCCAGCCGCCCACCCAACCGCAACCCTGCGGACGGGCGGCCCGGCGGTTTTTTTCGTCCACCTCCACCCGCCGCGCGCGCTCGTGACCCCGCCACGCCCGCCCGCTTTATAGGGCGGAAAGCATGCAGGTGCACGAAGTGGCGGAATCTGCCACGCGTGGGCTGTCCGCGGCAGAGGAGGGGGTGGAAGGACTCATGCACTTTCATGCGCATAGCTTATGCAACAACGTGCTGGCGGGTTTAATGGCCTTGTTCCATGTCGGCAATCGGAAAAAGGTAATTTCGGTAACCAATACGAGGAAACTACTGCAACATTATGATTATTAA